GTGGATTTGTCCAACTGGTCCAGTCATTGGTTGTACACCAACTAGTTCATTAGCAATGACTGTTGGCATTACACGTCTGATCACTGGAAGGATCACACGATTTAGGGTTGCAACGTTACCGGCAGAAGTGGCACCAGCTGTAGCAGATTCTGACAAGTACTTACGAGTATTCTCTAAAGTAGTAGCCATTACGCTCTTTTTGGTTCCTTGAAGGCCTTCTAATAGTGCCTCTTTAGTTTCTTGCCAGCGGCTTTCTAGTAGTTCTGACATAAATTTCTCCTTATTTTAATCCAGCTAGGCGACGAATGTCTATTACTTCGCCCTGGCTATTAGCACTACTAATGCTATGATTTTCTTTATTGCCTGTGATTTCTTTTGCCTCTACAAGAGCCTTCTTCTTCTCCGGTGTGCTACCGTTTAATACAGCTGGTAGATACTTGTCAAAGCTAGTTCTTAGCTTGGCAGTTTGCACACTTTCTAGTAACTCACTCATAATCTCTTTCTGATCCTTGTTCAAAGGACTTAGAAGCTCACCCATTACTTCTTTACGAGCCGCAGTAGCTTGAGCACGAGCAACTTGTTGCTGTGTACTTTCTACTAATGCTTGCTTTTCGGAAATAGCTTGTGTTGCTTCAGCGAGTTGTTTATCTTTTTCTGCAACTACTTTCAATAGCTTGCTTGTCTCAGATTTCTCATTTAACAAACTGTGCTGGAATTCAGTAGCATATGCTTCAAAAATCTTACGTCCAAAGTCGTTCTTACGTGCTTGATCAATGTCTTCTTTAAGTTGTCCGATCTCTTTTGAGAGACCTTTTGTAACAACTGATTCAACAAGCTCAGCACTTTGTTTAACAAACTTGGTCTTTAATAAACCAAATTGTTCCTTAGCTTCTTTAATGAGACGTACCTTAGTCTCAGCTAAATCTTTCTTATCTTCATAGAAATCAGCGATTTCTTTAGCTAGAGCTTCTACAATGAAACCTTCCAACTTGGCAAAATTTTCAGCCATAACTTTTTGGTCACCATGTAATTCAGTGATTTCTTTAGCTAGGCTGTTAAGAACAAATCCATTTAGTTTATCTGAATGTTCACGGATTGCAACAGCATACTTGGCTTTCGCTTCTGCTAGCTGTGCGCGATCTTCTGTGAATTCTTGGATTTCAGCAGTTAAACGATCAGTAACCATCTTGTCGATAGCTTCGATCATTGTTTGCTTGTCATGTTCGTATTTTTGTGCGAATTCTTCGCGTAGTTGTTGAGTAGCTTGTTCACGGTTCTCTTGGATCTTTCTGTCCCAAGCAGACGTGATATCAGCTCTGATCTCTTCAGAAATCACATTGTTCTCGAATAATTGTTTAAGTGCGTCCAACATATGTGATTCTCCCTTGTTATTGGAGTCCGCCTATTATTTTCAATAGACTTTCTTTCAGGTATTTCTGTGCCTTTGCGTCGCCTGATACTTCTTGTGCTGTTAAAAATGCCTTATAGCCTCCACGAGTATTCATGATATGCTCATAAATGGGCGTTGGATACGCACCTGGGGCTGATGGTTGAGCTACCACATCCACTGTGATAATCTCGAAATCTGTAACTTCACCGGAACCGTCTTCTTTGACGTTTCCGGATCCGCGTGAGCTAACACCTAACTTAACACCGGATTCTAACATAGTACGAACTAAGTTACCCATTGGTGTAGGAAGGATTTTCATTTTACCGTAACCGTTTGGGCCATCCATCCACATTTCTGTGATCATATGGCTTACACGGTCTAGGTTAATTTTTAAATCATCTGGATGGTCTACTTCGCCTAAAACTGAATATCCGCCAGTTACCTGGTCGTTTAGTGTCTTGACAGCCCTGCCGATTTCATTCACAGGGTACACACGCTGATTTGCGTTTCGGATGCCGCCCTGGATGCAAATGCCCTTCATGTAAAGGTTTTTGCCCTCAGCACCATCCGACTCAACAACCATGCGAGCTTGGTCGAAAGTCAAGTTTTCACGTAAGTAAAGACTCATTTGATTAGCGGCCTAATGTGCTTTTCGTATTTTGGCCGTTGTCGCCACCTGCTGGCTTGCTAACACCTTTAAGATGTTTAATACCAGCTTTGCCACCTGGAACATTTACGTTACCAGAGTTCAAATCTTTTGTGCTCGGGTTCAATAGGCCGCCTTGTGTGCCACCAGTTTCACTAGTTCCACCTTTAGCGATATTAGCAGTTGTACCGCCCATATCATTCTTACCAGCTACGATAGACTTGGAGTTTTGTCCGTTGTCGCCGTGCTTTGGAGCACCAACTTTCTCAACGTATTCACGAACGCTTTCTTTAGCAAAAGGATTTTCTTCCTCTTCGCCTTCGTCATCGCCCATGTCTTCTTCACCTTCTTCGTCACCTATTTCTTCTTCGCCGTGCTCTTCTTCACCGGACTCACCAGCTAGCATAGCTTCAAATTCTGCTTTTAGATCAGCTAAAGCGTCTTTAATGTCCATGACGTCATCTTTAGTAGCGGCTTCGTCACCACCTTCTTCGTCACCCATCATGTCGCCTTCTTCGTCGTCTCCGGCTTCTAGGTCACCCATCATGTCGTCTGCTGGATCAGCACCGACTTCGTCCATGCCCATTTCAAAACCTTCTTCAACTTCTTCGTCTTCTTCGTCTTCTTCAGAAGCTTCATCTACTTGTAAATCATCGTCTAGTAGATTTTCGTAAATTTCGCGAGATTTAGCTACCACTAGTTCGTGGAATAGTTCCTCGGCTTTTGATTTGTCTTCATTAATAAGATATTCAAGCATCTGCTCGAA